CGCCCCGGCTGGCCTATCTAACTCATCTATGCTAACTATACTATGATAACTATACTAAATATAGAGAGCGCTAGCCCAAGCGCCACCAAAATACAAATACACGGGCTCACGCGCGGGACTCAGTCCCGCGAGCCGGCCGGTTGCTAGCCGGCCGGGTGTGCGTCTAATTCGACGCCCCTCCCGTGGGAGGGTTTGCCGAGCTGAGGAGCTCGGCCTCGGCGCGTTTCTCGAGCAAGGTCTCAATCGCCTTGTCGATCTTAGCGCCTGCTTCGCTGTTCTTGCCAGCCTGCGAGTCGCGCTGGGCGACGTCTATGACGCCGTAGATCGCGATGCGCTCCCAGAGAGTTTTCCGCGCGTGCGGTTTCTTCTCCCTAGCAGCCTTCGCGTCCAGGAGGTACTTCTTGAGCGGTTCCTTGCCCGCCGCGAAAGCCCTCTCGTACGCTCGGACGTCGTCAAGGCCATAAAGCATAATCTTCGTGGCCCTGTCTTGTTCGAACGTCCCCGCGCTGGGCTCGTGGCTGCGGATGGCCAGCTCGTAAGCTGACACCTCGCCCTTGCCCTTCTCGCTGTTTGCCGCGCTCTCAGTCTCGGCCGCGTTGATCATGGCGGCGGCCGCATCAACGGTCTCCAACTCCACGACCTCTGCGGCCTCGATCTTGAGCGCTTCCGCTGCGCGCACCCGGTCTTGCTCGACGTCGGCCAAAACGGCCTCAACGTCGCGCGGTTCCTCCGCCCCGTCCGGTGCAAACACCAGGTATCCATCCACGAGGGTGGCCCCGTTCCCTGTTTTGACAACAGGCGGCTCCAGCTCGTTAGACACGAGAACGGGTGGGTTCTTCCAGTCAGACCAGGGGTCTTCGCTCCACTCGACGAAGTGGTTCCAGCTGTCTAGCGAGCAGCGCTCGCCGACGACGCTGGCCATCCAGTCCTCGTACTCGTTGGTGTAGCAACTCCCGGTGCGCATACTCTCCTTGGCGCTGTAGTAGCCCGCGTCGGCCGCGGGGGCAGAGCTCATTCCGATCATCTCGTCGTAAGCCGCCGCCATCTCCCAGCGTTTTATGAACTGCTTGAAGATCGGCGTCTCTGCGTCGGTCGCCTTGAAGCAGTCCAGTAGCGAGTTGCGGATCGCCTCGTCGCTCACCATGGTGGAGAGCCGTGTGACGTGCAGCTTGCTCATTCTCCTCCAGATGTCGCTGCAGCTGTTTACCAGACCCTGGAACAGCGTGGGCGAATACAACCGGCCGAGGAACGGAATCGGCGCCACACCGGACGGCTCGAAGGCATCTACCTTCAAGCGTCGCCCGATTAGCGCGGCCGCGTCCTCGACTAGTTTCACCGGCATGTTGGTGATGAGCCCGTCGTCGCCGCTGCAGAGACCGAGTGCGTAGAACGCTTGCTCGGGTTCGAATCCCTGGAGTCGGCGAGCGACGAATTTGTCGAACATTTGCTCGACGGTGTTTCCGGTGGTGGTGTCGCTGAAGCCGGACGCCCTCGCGTACCGCTGTTCATACGTCACCCCGTCGGGACACTTGACCTTGTTACCGTAGTATGCCTCCATCGCCTTGTGGACCAGGCCGTGGTCATCCGGGTGGAAGACCGCGAGCCTGGCCTGAAGCGATACGGCGCGGTGTAGAGCTTGGACAGTCCCGTCGCAGGAGGTGTAGTCCGACGAAAGGATGTTATCGGCGTAAGCACAGGTCTCCGCCATCCGCTCGTCGAGGTCCTCCGGCTTGAGGCCGGCCGCGTAGCTGGGGTGCTGCTTGAAGAGCGTAGCGAAGGGGTACTCGACGCGGGACCCGACGATCTTAAGCGCGGGTTCCTTGGGGGTCGTGATGATCCTTTCATACTTTGCTCCTGAGTAGGATTCCGCCTTGATGAACATCTTGGCGCCCTTCTCCAGCTTCTCAGCGTTCGCCGCGACGGAGCCCTGGTCGATGGCTGCAACCTGTGTCGGTCGCGTTTGCCTCTCCCGGACCTCGTCCTCGGTAACAGCCCGAATCAGGCCGCCGTTCGCCTGGGCGAATAGCTTGCACTGTCCCGCGAACTCTTTCGCGAAGCCCAGCACCCTGTTCGGGGTCGGTGCGTCGTTACGCGCGCATTCGATGCGTTGCTGCACGGCATTGGCAAAGCTCTCAGGCCCATTGAAGGGTATGTAAGCCTCGCCCCGTACAATCGCTGACATCCAACAGCGCATTTTCACAACCGAGTGTTCACTTCCGTGGGTACCCTCGATACTGGGCCCCATTGGGCGGAAGTTCCTCAGCTGTGATTGGTCTACGACGTTCCGGGTCATGACAGGCAGGTCCTGTCGAAGGCCTTGCAGCGCCTCTACCACTGCAATTCCCATGGTCACCATGATGCTGTCCGCCAAGGCTTCCTTCGGCGATTTCTTCAGCTGAGAACAGACGAGGCCGGCGGTGAGTCCGGCTGTGCTCTTCGTCTTGTTCTTCTTCATGATGGCCGCGATGTCGGTCTGAAGCGCGTCCGATATGCGGAACGAGCCGCAAACGCCAGCGCTGGCGACCGAGACGTATTGGCCGTCCCGGTCCCTGACCTGTATCATCCGGAGGTCGGTCTTATCCCCCCCGGTCTCATCGATGCGCGTCGGAGTCAGCCTCTGTAGCCTGGCCGCCTCCAACTTGGAGCGCTCCCACCACGTGGTGAAACGCCCGTACCTGAGCTCTGGTACCATTGAGACCCAGCTGCGCTGGTCAGGCAGATCGCACTTCACGATTCTGAAGACCACCGAAGTGGGTAGGCGACGCACATACGTGTCGAGCGCGATGAGGCTCAACGACGTGACGCCGCCCAGGCAGGCTAGGACCGGCGCGAGCGGGATCATGACGGCTGCGGCCGCCATGGCGAGACCAGCTAGTCCCGCGACCTTAACGATCTCACGGTCTCCGGGGTACCACCAGTACGCCGGTCTGTCGTGTCTGTAAGCCACGACAAACTCGGGCGTATAGTCCCAAAGCTCGTGCTCGTAAGGTTTCCCGTCGCATTTCGCGAACTGGAACTTCGTGGTGGAACCCTGCAGCGGTTTCCACGAAAGCTCCTTCTGCGAGCCTGCGATGTCGGCTAACGCGTACGTATACAGGCTCGTCGTCATGTGACGTCCCGCCGCGTTTGTCATGGTCATCCACTCTTCCATCTCCTCTCTGGAAAGGTAGAAATCCACATCCGCCAACTTTACGACTCCCTGTCGCCCGACCGGGTCCTGGGCCCGGAATCGGTACGAAACTGCGTCCTTGAGGTCGTTGACTTGACGCGTGCCCTCGCACCCCGTCTTCTTGTCAGCGTTCGACAGTGAGACCACGTATGGCAGGTCTCCCGTCAACCCCACGGCTAGGTTGTCGATGGCGTGGCTCGCCGCACTTCTGTGCGACGCAGCCACCCCGTGGTTGTTGCTCCTCCATGCACGTCCGGGCGTCAGGTCATAGGCTTGCATAAATTCCTTGACCCTCCGCCCATCCGTCTCCGCTTCGGAGAGCAACCGCCCGTTATCGCGCACACGCGAGGAGACAGGCAGCCCCATTCCAACATCCTGCTCGCGCTCCTCATCGGAGACGAACAGCTTCACGCGCCAAGCGAGGTAGATTCCTTGCGCGCTGGTACTAGCCGCCCAGCCCAATAATAACAAAGGGATAGGCATGTCTGCGGGTGTACAAGTCCTTTGACTTGCCCGACACCGGCTGACCTAGCTGTTGGGGTTCTGTATGTTACTCGGCAAGCCGCCCTTTGACGACAACTACCGGGT